CAAATAGGCAGTCGACGCTTGACCAGGATCCCTCAGCCCTTACCGACAAGGCGATTGAGAAGGCATCGGTAGGCTTTGATACTAAGATTTACTCTCTCCGAGAGTACATGGTTGAGAAGATAGAGGGCAGCGTAGCGATCATCAAGACACGCTTGGATGGTAATGACACTGCCCTTGTTGCTGCTCTTCAAGCCCAGAAGGAAGCGGCGGCTAAGCAGACAGAGAATTTTACCGCAATCCTAGACGAGAGCAAAAAGGGCACCGCAAAGCAGATCGACTCGCTGAGTGATAAGATCGAGGATTTGAAGGGGCGGCTCTCCGAGTCGAGTGGCAGAACAACAGGGGCAAGCTCGGCGCTGACATTCCTAATAGCTGCAGCCGCTGCTATTGCATCTATTATTTCTGTAGTGGTTGTTCTAACTAGGCCATCACCCCCTACGCAGGTTCAGGTGCAGCCATCTATATTAGCCCCGTCCGTGCATCGCGCTCCATCATTGTTCAGGGTTATTTGATGCATGAGCACCAAGGATGTGGCCGTCTCGAGCCTTGTGGACATCCGCAAGAAAATTGAAATAGATAGCCGCTATCACAAGACAATTGCCGCTTGGCAAGAGCAGTGCGATCTCGGCATCCGCATGGTAAGGGCTGAATTCAGAATGAAATGCCACTTAGCCAGAATGCTCAGAGATGCTGATGTGCGAGAGCTTGAGAGAAACGCCAATGCGCGATGAACACGCCGACGTGTGCAAATGCCCACGGGGTCTCGGCATTGGCAACAATGTTGTCCGTCTCAAGCGTCGCCGGCGTAATCAGATTGAGGGTCAGAAAGACCACCTCGAATTCCAATCTCAACAAGTGAGACTCGATGCCATGTTCGCCCGGATTAACCCAACCTGCTAGCCATGATCAAGAATGCAAAGCAGAGGAATAGGCCATCTCGCGCGAAGCCAGGGGCTATTGAAGGCAGGCCTACACTCTATAGGCCAGAATATTGCAAGCTTGTGCTTGAGGATATGGCTAAGGGATTCTCCCTTACAGCGTTCGCCGGATTAGTAGGCGTCGATAGGAAAACCATCAGCGATTGGATGGACGTACACCCCGAGTTTTACCTAGCGTGTACACGCGGGAAGGCTCTCCAGCTTCGAAAATGGGAGGTAGATGCGCACCGTGTGGCTAAGGATGGCGGCGGCGGCGGAGCCGCAACCATGGTCATATTTGGGCTGAAGAATATGGGTGGCGATGAATGGCGAGAGAAACAGGATCAGCCAGCCAGCACGCCGAATGAGCTGGTTATTAGGGTTGAGGGCGGGTTTGCGAAGCCTAAAATAGGTAGCGATACCGAATAGGCTGGAATGTTGTATCCGAAATCACGGGGTCTATATACAGCCTAGCTTAATAATTAGGTAAAATAGCCGGTATAAACCACCGTCAATGCTTGATATTGGATTATCAAGCCACCCGCTATTTCGTTGGGCACCTTTGGAATCGGACCAAATGGGCTGCGTCGCGCTTCACAGCGCCTGCCTAATCAAGCGCCTAATTCTCCGCGTAGCTCTTACCAGTAAGTGCGTGTTCTCCACGCTGATTGACGATGGCAAATCGGCCTACACCAAACGATAGCGATCAGCAAGAAGAATGCCCATCCAAAGAGAACTAGTTCAGCTTCCAACCGCCCATCCCGGGCAGCAGGCCGCTTTCGAGTCGCTGACCAGATATTCAATTCTTCGGTGCGGTAGAAGGTGGGGCAAGACCGAATTCTTAGGCACTTTGGGTTGCCTTGATGTGGTTGACGGTAAGCTCGTTGGATATTTCGCGCCGGACTATAAACGCCTCTCGGCATTCTACAAATGGTGTGAGTGGAGGCTAAAGCCTATCATTACCCAATCTACCCAGATGGGCGGTCTCATCAAATGCGCCAGCAAGGGTGAGATCGAGTTCTGGACGCTGAACGATGAATATGCGGGGCGTTCTAGAAAGTACCACACCGTCCTCATCGACGAGGCCGCGTTTGCCGGTCCCTATATGCTCGACATTTGGCGCGCCGCGATCAAGCCGACGCTGCTCGATTATCACGGGCGCTGCATTATCGCCAGCAACACTAATGGGATTGATATTGATCAGTTCTTCTGGAAGATCTGCAACGAGCCTGAGCATGGATTTAAGGAATATTGGGCCCCAAGCCACGGCAACCCATACCTGCCCTTAGAGGATCTAGAGGAACTCCAGCGCACAGAGCACCCGCTGGTTTATCAACAGGAATATCTAGCTAAGTTCATTGATTGGTCGGGTGTCGCGTTTTTCTCCATCGATCTCATGTTCAAGGATGGGAAACCATTACCGAACCCGCCACGGTGCGATGCGGTATTCGCGGTGATCGATACGGCCATCAAGGATGGCAAGGATAATGACGGCACTGCGGTGTCCTATTGGGCATTGAACAACCTGGGCGACAATGCTCCGCTGATTTTGCTCGATTGGGATATCATCCAAATCGAAGGCGCGGTGTTAGAAACATGGCTTCCTGGAGTTTATGGTAGGCTTGAAGAATTAGCGCGGACGCATCGGGCACGTGGTGGGGCAACCGGCGCTTGGATAGAGGATCAAGGCTCTGGAATAATCCTGCTACAGCAGGCTAAGAATAAAGGCTGGGCGGCTCATCCTATCGACAACAAGCTAACGACGCTCGGCAAGGATGCGAGGGCGTTGAACGCATCTAGCGCATTCACGCAGGGCAAGGTTAAGATAAGCCAATACGCATTTGACAAAACCGTTGTGTACAAAGGCGTCAGCCGCAACCATTTCATCACCCAGGTGACCGGCTTTCGCATGGGCGATAAGGATGCCTACAAACGCGCGGATGATTTGCTCGACACGTTCACATACGCTATAGCTCTAGCGTTAGGAAATCCGGAGGGCTTCTGACGATGAGCAGAGTCTATGGCCGCGTCACCGACGAACTCGGACAAAAGTCATGGTTCGAGGTTCAAACAGATAGCGCCGGCAATAGTGAATATGTCTTTCTCACCGCGTTGGTTCAGGTTCTAAAGCTGAACCTGGGAGAATCGCCATTCTATGGAAACTACGGCATCCCGGCGAAGACGAGTGTTCTGCAACAGATTGCGCCAGATTATTACGTCGCATTCACGCAGCAGAAATATTCTGGCTACTTCGCCAATCTGCTTATCACGCGGGTCCAGGCCGCAGACATGGTGACGCCGACTTACAACATAAGCGCGCTCATGACCACGGGCACAAAGTTCCAGGTAAATATCGATGCTGAGACGGTTCCGTTCCCTACCGCACCGTTCCCGGTTAACACGATCCTGCCATCTCTCACATTGATGCCTGGATGATATGGCCATTACATCTGCGGTTCACGGCCAAACGCTGTTTGGCAATGTTGGGCTATGGGTGAACCAGCCTACCGGCTATGCTTATCAATTCCTACGCAACGGTGTGGTATTTCAAGGCGGTCCATGGATCGCGCCTGATCCGTCCTATACGGTGCAGCTATCTGACGTGGGGACTGTTATTACGATTAATGTGATCGCCTCAAATTCAAGCGGCGCGGGGTTGGCGGCCCAGAGCACGAGTGTGGTGATTACATCATGAGCAACGGGTCCAGCTCTGTCGATATCAACAGTTCTGTCATCGGCAACAAGTTCAAAGATATCTTGCTTTGCGATGACATCGAGCCTGGTAGCGAACCGTCATACGAAACATGTAAGCTTATCTATGAGTATCATCCCATCGGCAAGAAGATGGTGGATAAGCCGATTGAGATCGCACAGGCGCAGCCGCGTGTGATCAATGTCCAAAAGGGGCCGGAAGACATTGTAAAGCAGAAGTTTGCTGATGAATGGAAGGCGATAGGGGCTGACAAATATATTGCAAATACGATGCGGCTGTCCCGTATCTATGGAATTTCCGCAATCGCTATCAAGATCAAGGATCAGGCAGATAGTGTTCCGCTTGATTTCAACAAGCTTTATAATGCAGATATCGCGTTCAGCGTTTTCGATCCGCTTAATATCGCGGGGTCGGTTGTCCTTAACCTAAACCCTAACGCATTCGACTTCCTGAAGACAAAGGGGATTGTTGTTCAGGGGCAGACGTATGATAGATCGCGTACACAAATCGTAATGCACGAGGATCCTATCTATCTGTCATATACGGTAGCCTCATACGGGTTCGTGGGTCGCTCGGTTTACCAACGCGCGCTGTTCCCGT